GAATAGGGTCTAAATAACAAAGGTCATCTCTCAAATCTATACATTCAATATCATTATTAAGACAGTACTCTTGTAGATAGCTGCTGATTATATCTATCCTATCATTCAAGACAAAACCTTCATTAATAGTACTATCTGTAGACCTCGTGAAGGGAACAGGAAGTATAAATGATATTTGTATATTTTTATCATTTAATCTTTGATAGATAGAGTCTAGATAAAGAACAGCATTCGAACAAGTACTCTCTTCAATCCAGCCATCATTCAGGCATTCATTAGTACCAGCCATCAAATAAACCATACTAGGACACAAGTCTGTAGTATTCTTTAATGGAGTATTTTGACCTTTACCTTTATATATCTCTTCTAACGTATATCCGTTGTACCCCTGATTATACACCTTATCAATAGATAATAATTGAGACCACGAGTACGGAATACCGGAAAAACCACCTTGTACTTGCTTTATCTGAGAATCTCCTAGCATAACTATAGACAAAGGAGTTGGCTCTTGACTTGGTTCTACCTCTATTTTCTTACATGAGATAAGATAAGTAGAAATTAATACTAAGCTTACTGTTTTTAAAATTGTGTTTTTCATAATTATGTTTTTTAAGATAATGTTTTATAGAATTCTCTAGCCATCTTAACGGCCGCCTTCATTTTTTGAATATCCTCTACAGTCAAGTCAACCTGAAAGGCTTTAATTCTTTTCTCTGTTGGGATTTTTGAGATGTCAAAGTATTTAATAACCTCGTCCTCTGTTTCTCTGGATACTTCTGCACCCTCTCCACGTTTCCAGCTTACTCTTCTCATCTCGTCAAGTATTAAGTTTTGAGGAGTAGGAACAAGACAATAACATAGAAAGCTTTTAGTCCTGCCTGTTAGCCACATGTAGGCCTTTAGTTGCCATTCGTATAAACTATTCTTTAATTCAGTATCAAAGAAGGGAAAAGTAGCAGCAGACCAACTAGATTTAACATCTATAACACTGTCACCTGTCAATACGTCAGGAGTACCCTGTACAAAATCATTCTCAAAATACTCATCATTCTTAAATAGAAAGTCTTTTTCTAGTAGTATGCTAGTAAGCTCTATGGAAGCTTCCTCTACTTCGTTACCTTTGTCTAAGTACTTGGAGTTTATCTCTTGCTTAATACCGAACTCACGCTCTAAATATAGCTCTGTAATGTAGCTCTTTGCTCCTTTGCTGAGTTCTGGCTCTGCATCTCTCTTGAGTAGCAATACATCTCTCAATTCTGCTTGTTTCTCTGTTAGCTGAATCTTAGCTAGTAACCCATTTAAGGTTACCAGCTGCTTCTGAGTGATACTTGTTTTACTATCTGTTGCCATTAGCTTACCAAGCTGTGAAGCTCTTATCTTTAACTCTTCCATTATCCTAATCTTTTAAGTTGCTCAGGCGTTAATTTGAAGCCGTTAATAATCTGCTCTTTTTTGATTGTCCCCTTCTCGATTGCTGTAAGAGCTTTCTCAAATCTGTCATTAGGTAGAGGCTGCTTAGCTGCATCTGTATCTACATCTGTCACAATCCCGAGCAAACAGCTAAGGGAGTAGCGACGGAAATAGGTCACGCCAGCCCCGGCTGACTGGAAAATATTCATACGGCTAGCCTCGTCCTGTGGAATCTCTGTAACACTCTCAATAGTCTCACCGGTTTCTACATGGAATAAAATAGTCTGGATTGAGTTCCCTTGTAGTAATTGAGTAAATCCTAAACCATGCTTCGCTAAAAGCGGATTGATAACCTCAAAGATAGCTGGAAGGTCAGCATATTTGTAGTTGTGGCCACTTGTTGCCTTAGCAATCACAGGGCAATCCTGCTGAAATGCAGATAGACTGCGATAGATACTTACTTTTCTTTTTTCTAATTCTTCGTTAAATGTGTTCATAATTGTGTTTTTTTTGTAAAATTAAGCATTCTTCTTCAATGCTGCAAGCTTTTCTTGAAATTTCTTCTTTAATTTTCTTAACTCGTCCCTTGTAGGCCTGTATTCTTTATGCGCTAATTCATGTAATTTAAGCAGCCTTTCCGCTCCTATTCTTTTCTGTATGCCTATCTGGTACTGTATGAGGTTTCCATGTTTATACTGATTGCAAGCGACGCACTGACCATGGATATTGTCTATATTGAATGTTATATTTTTATGGCCAAACGAGCTGAAATAATGACCGGCGTCAAACTTAGCAGATAAATCACAGCCGCATGATATGCAACCTTTATTTTTATCTCGCTCTCTGATAAAAGAGTTGCAAACTACTTGCACTTCCCTCATTAAATCGGAGACAGTTTTAAGCTCCTCCTTTTTAGATTTCTTTTTTTTGTTCCATTTACTTAAAGCTTTCTTTTTTAGCTCCTCAAAATATAGATTATTGCATTCATCCGCATCGCAAAATTTACGGTTAAAGCTTCGAGGTTCAAATACAGCCTTACAGTTCTTACATTTTGCCATTATGATAAAGTTTTAAATTGTGAATAAGGCCTCAAGGGTCTCTTAGCTCTCCGCTCTCTATCTCTGAAAGCCTTAAACACCTTTTCTATCATTCCTATTATTATTCTCTTTTCTGATACAGGAACACTGAATCTAAAATAGTCTATTTCTATCTCATAGTATTGCTGACCCACAAGCTCCATGACTCCGACAACATTGTCATTTATTATAATCTCACTTTGGTAGCTGGATATTTTATTAAATTTCACCATCTTAAAAATCTTTATTTTGATACATATTTAAATTAGAAACAGGTGCAGCTTGTGGCTCTGCGAATTTCTTCTGACCGTCTATAAATTCATAAAAGCTACCCTTCTTAACATCGTAAGAGAACTGAACCTCTCCCTGTATTCCCACTATCCTAGGCTTCGCCTTGTTTATTTTCACAGCAGTAGACGTAGAACCGAATTCTCTATGAACCATTATTATTGATTTTCCATTATTCGCCCATTCAGAACCCCCTTTCAAGTCGTGCATGTCGGGCATCTGTGTCTTCTTGCCGCTTTTAGGGTGTATAATGGTATGAAAGTGTAATGAGTTGCGTTCAGATAACTCATTTCTGAAAGATAGGCAATCCTCAAGATATTGGTCGTATCTCATGCCAGCCGGTACAGGGTGAGACATGTAGTTCCACGAATCAATAACAGCAGAAAAGATGCCGAGTTCTTTTTGATTATCTACTGCAAACTGCCAGAACTCTTTAGGACTTACTGCTTTCGAGTTGTTACCCTTTTTAGGGTCTAAGATTTTGAAGTACTCCAAAACTATTGGAAGGTAGTAATCCATCTCTTCAGCTGTTACCCTGTTCTCGATAAGTACCTTATTTCCATCTGCATTGATATAGAACTCCTCAAACTGCTTTCCGCTCATTTTGTGTATAAGCTTAGCTATAACCTCCTCAATAGTCCCAGCGTCTGGCATATGGATTAAGTGCTTGTGTCTGTAATGTCTAGAGCAGTACTTCAAACAATCTAGTAGGAATTCTGTCTTACCACTTCCCGGTAATCCTGACCAATCCGTACAACCTCCTTCTTTGATGCTATAGAATGGCGCTAAGCTCTTTAATCCTAAATTGTACACTACACCTCCACCTGTTTGATAATAATCCATTAGACGGTCTCTAATCTCTTCCTTTTTTACTATATCCATTTTTTATCCTTTATAAACGTGTTTTGTGTTCCATCTTCTTACCTCTAGGTTATGCTGGAATACTCTAATATATTCCTGTCCTTCAGGAGTATCATAATTATCAGGCTTTGGAGGTTCAGGTAGTAGCTCTTTCAATTTAGATGCTACAATATCCTTCGCTAAATTACCTCCTGTACTTTTGTTGTTATCATAAAAAATACCCTGCCAACCGTTAGCTATACTTTTATCCATATTTTTACGGATAAGTAAAGAGTTGTTCTCTTCAAACTGCTTAGCGAGTTGCTTCATTCCCTGATTTGTCTTTATGGGTTTCCCTAAATCTTTTTTATAATCTAGCCACTCCTTAAATAAATCATTCTTATGAGAATCTGACAAAACAGGAATCTCAATCTTTTTTATATTTTTATTATTCTTATCATTCTTTACATTCTTTACATTCTTGTTAGTGGCCCTTTGCTGGCCCTTCGCTGGCCCTTCGCTGGCCTCTTCGCTAGCCCCATGTTGATATTTTGAATAGTTAACTACCTGTATTTTAGTACCTTGAGAGCTTGTTTCGATGGCCAAATCCCCGGCCCTTTTTAGCTTGTTTAATACTGTTCTGATTTGCTTAACACTGAGACCTGTTTCACTCGCTAAAATATCTCTGCTAGTCAATACTGTTCCGGGTTTCATGTTTATACCTCTATATTTTTTCTCTTTGTGATTCGCTTTTAATAGCAGGTGCATAAATAGCCTAAAGGTGTTACCGTCATCATACCATTCCCAATCTAACACACTCCTGTGTAGCTTTATATATCCTTCCATTTTATTATATATTTTCGGTTATATACTCTGCGAACTCTTCGCATTGTAGCACGTCCATAAACGCGTCTTTTTCCTCTTGTGTCAATTCGTTAATTGCTCCCTGCAATCCGTTCAATTCTAAATCTGTGAAATCATTCATAACTATGTTTTTTTTGTAAAGTTAATTAATTTTCTGTAAAATCCTATCTCTGATATTTTATTTTTTGCTGTAGCTGTATCATGTCAGAGAAATCTCTACATTTAAGTACCATCTCCTCGAGTGTTTCGGCGAATATTTCTGATAGTATTTTATTATTCAAATCTCTGAAGTCTTTATAATCTTTGGAATCATTGTATAGATTCAGCGTATGGTGAACCCACGAGTGTGACCGGCCAAAAAATCCACCGATATCGGTTAGGGTTAATCCTTCAGATAGTAAAATATTGCATAAAATTGCTCGGGTGTATACTACAGACCGCTTTCTGTTGTCTTTGTTTAGCTCGTTTCTTAAAATGTAGTTCTTAATTTGTTCCTGTTTTTCGTTATTCATCTTATTTACTTTTATTGATTTCATTATTAATATGTTTGAATGTATCGCTGTAGCTCATGCGCTCCGCCGGTTGTATTGTTTTGGCTATTTTAAGCCTATTTAATTCATTCTTTGGTGTGAATACATTATCTTCTGATTCATCGCTCTTAAAACGGCTTAAAAAGGCCTGTATCTTTTCATTATTATTCATATTAATAGTATTTATGCATTCGTTTGTAATCTCTCATCGAATCGAACTCCATATCCTCATTGCATGGCTCGCTTTCTTTGATGCTTCTTATTTCGTCCTCTACGTCATACGTTAGGTATTCAGTTAAATTAATATCCTCTAGGAATGCGTTTCCTATTTTCCATAGGCTGGTCCTGTTACATTTTTCAACGCTTGCTATATGCTCCTCGTCGTCGTTATAAATCTCAACGCAGTCATCCTCCAGTTTGCCGATTAGCTCAGTACCTTCTGAGAATAGAACCTCTTTATAAGTTCCGCCTTGAGCTTTCCAAATAGTAGCCTCATCAATTGCAGCTGTTGCTTTAACTATTCCGCTTTCGTTTGATAATACAAATATTGTCATAATTTCTAAGTGCTTAAATGGGGAGCTTTCGCCCCCCTTGTTTGTTATTTATTGTTTGTTTAGTCGTTTCTGTATTGCTAATTTGTCATTGAATACCTCGAAAAACATCTCTTGGTTCTGAGTCTCTGCGTAATATTTTAGCTCCTTCTCTATCTGTCTTAGATTGTCTTTTAGGATTTCTTTAATGTTTAATTTTTTCATGTTGTTTGTTATTAGTTTCTGTAAAAATAGTGTTTATGTTTATATCTCACAAGTTATTGACAATAAAAAATTGAAATTATTTTTTCATGAAACCAAAAAAGCCCGCTACCATTACGATAGCGAGCCAAAAAAAAAATA